AACACTTATATTTATGGTTTGGCTAATGAGGAATTGTATCAAGAACATCTTACAGACCTTTTAGCCAAGCATTTTGCGTGTAGAGTTATAACCTATGGTACGCATCAAGGCATTGCTATCGAATGTGAGGTGGTATGATTCATTATCACGGAACACCACTTTCACCAAGAGCGGAACTATATAAAATGAGTGGAAAGCATTTTTGTGTTAGTTTCTACAGACCAGACGATATTGATATCTGTTTAAAAATTGGTCAATCGGTCATGTTGGACAATGGTGCTTTTAGTGCTTTTAGAAAAGGAGAAAAACTTGATTTCCAAAAATATTATGAATGGCTTGAAGATAAACTAGGGCATCCACATTGGTGCGTTATTC